CTCGGTGATCTTGAGCCTCGCCAAGCGCAAGCAGATCACGAAAACCGGGAGGTGGAAGGTCTCCGAGCGCGTTGCCTGCCACTCCCGGCCGATCCCGGTGTGGAGGTCAGCGACATGAACCGACCATGGTTGCGAATGCAGAAGTGCTTGCCTGATCACCCGAAAGTCGTGTTGATCAGTGAGCAGACGAACACACACGTTGCACATGTTGTCGGAGGTTTACTCATCATCTGGGGGGTCGCCGACAACAACGACGGGAGGCTTCCCTACTGGACGCCGGAGAACGTCGACAGAGCCACCGGGATCTCCGGCATGGGGGATGCCCTTGTTCATATTGGATGGCTCTCAGACGGCCACTCCGGGCTTCTGGTGAAAGACTACGAGCAATGGATGGGAGGGAAGGTACACGCGAAGGATCAAGCAGCGACCAGGAAGGCTCGCCAGCGTGATGCCGAGCGCACCAAAAGCGTGACATCGAGCGTGACACCTGTCACGCCGAATGTCACAGCAGGCTCCCGACCATCGAATGTGACATCGATGGGACAAGGAGCGGGACATCCCTCTCCTTCTCCTTCTCCTTCTCCTTCTCGAAAGCAGCAATCAGAAGAGAAGAAGAAAGACGAAATCAATCGGATGAAGGCGGCTGCGAGAAGACGGGAAGACCCGGAGGTCCAGGCGCTCCTCGAATGGGTGTCTCGAAAAGGTGTGAACAGATGGTTCATGTCAACGTTCGATGACAAGTTGAAGATACGCCTGGCGAATCAGGATCGTGGCATCGCGGACGTCGAGGCGTACATCCAACGTGCGGCCGTCAGGGGGCACGGGAAGCGTGAGGTGATGCAGCTCCTGGGTGAGGTCGAGCAGCGCAGGAATCAGGTGCAGAAGCCCCCGCAGTACGTCCTCGCCAAGCTCCGCGAACGCATCCCGGACGGGATCGGTGCCCCATGTTCATGAACTCGACAGCCGTGGCAGATGCCGAGCGCAAGCGCCTGGAGTCGATCGTGGCGGTGCGGAAGCGATCGCCGTGGGTGCCGAACCCGCCCCCGGTCGACCATGCCAACCCCTGGCCACTGTCCCAGCGCAAGGCTTGCGTGATTCAAATCATCCGCGAGTTGGCCGATGAACACCCCGACGTCACCGTCGAGGATCTCATGTCGAATTCTCGCCGGCGAGTGCTTTCCGAGATGCGCGAGGTCATCGCGTTCTCGGCGTTCGAATACCTGCCCGAGATGTCCGGGCCCGAGATTGCCCAATGGCTGAACATGTCAAGGACGACGCTGGTGGCTGCCCGGGATCGGATGAGGGTCAAGTTGGAGGCCGAACGTTCCGAGGCGTCCTCCCTTGGCCCCCATCCGCCAACGCCCTGTACCGGGCCATCGGACGCGGCCGAGTAATCAAGACCAAGAAATATCGCGAGTGGATGGCCGCAGCCCAGGTGGCCCTCGCCGGCGATCACCCGGTTGTCGAGCCGCCGTATGATCTCACCATCGAACTGACCCCCCCCAACCGGCGCCGGTTTGACATCGACAACCGGCTCAAGGGTATACTCGATGCACTTGAACTGGCAGGCGTGATATCCGATGACTGCTACGTCGACCGAATCCAGGTCGTCCGACTCACACCAATCCGAGAGGGATCCCAGGCAGCGTTCACGCTGTCGACCCTCCGGAGCGTTCAGTGAACCGAGACCAATTCCAGACGTTCCTCCAGACCTGCCAACTCATCGCCCTGGTGGTCGGTATCGCTGCCGCCATGCTTGCGATCGGCCGGCGTGACGCCCAGATCGACCAGAACGTCCAGGACATCTCCGAGCTGCGAAACATCTCAGAAGACCTGCTCAGAACGTCGATCGCCAGTCAGATGTCCGATGAATTCATGAGCGAGCAGTTGAAGTCACTGCTTCGCCGCATTGAGAAGTTGGAATCATGAATTCGGGGAAGAACGATGGAACATATCGAGACGATCCTGTTGGGGATCGCAGGCCCGGTGATCCTGGGGGTCTTCGGGTTCTTATGGCGCGTCAACTCGAAGTTGGCCGCCCACGAACGCGAGCTGGCAGCCCACAAGGATCGAATCAAGGCGAACTCGCAGCAGCTCCAGAAGCATTTCGAGAAGGCGTTCACGATCAGGAAGACGATTGAATGAGACCCCTGGCAATCATCGCCATCGCCATGTTGACTGGCTGCTCGTCGCCCTTGAAGGTCGCTGGCGTCGGGGAGTCGATGTCAAACTTCGCTGCTCCGCCGGCAGCAGGTCAGCCCCTCGCCGTCCTGGCATGGCTGGGCGGCCTGTCGATCATCGCGGGGATGGCACTCATGGTGATCACCGCAGGCCGCAAGGGGAAGATCCCGATGGCCGGCGGTGTCGGTCTCGTTCTCCTGAACTACGCCGTGCTTCGATTTGAGAATGTCCTGTTCATCCCGCTCGTCAGTGCGACGGGCATCATCTCACTCGCATGGACGGTGAAGATCGTCCGCCAAATCCTCATGGAGAAACGTAAATGAGCGCAATCCTCGGAACGATGTGGTTCATGGCCCTGGTCGGAGCAGCCGGCTTCGTCGCTGGAATGGTCTTCAAGAAGCCATTCCTCAAGTTGGTGACGGGTGGGAAATATGCTGGATAAGGTGATGCGATTCCTTCACGACGAGGAGGGGTCGGTGTCGGCCGAGTACACCGTCTTGACCATGGTCATGGGCGCCGGGTCGATCGGCGCGGTGGCATCTCTTCGCGACGGGCAGATCGAGCAGTTCACAATCGCCGAGGAGCGGCTCTCGATCGAGAGCGACTCGTCTGGCGCCAACACGGGCGGCGGTGGCTGATGGCTGACCAGGTCCTGATCCCCATTCGAGAGCTACCCATCGGGATCGATTCCGTTCCCGGTGGGAAGCCTCTCGATGAATCGCAGCATGCGATGATCTGCTGCCTCATTGCCGGATGCACCCTGAAGCAGGCGCTGGCGAAGTGTGGGACCTACCCGAATACCCACTACCACTGGCTGAAAACGAACCCGTATTACGAGGCCTTGGTCGAGTATTCGTGGGAGGTCGTCCACGATTCGCTGTTCTCGATCGTGGTCGAACGCGCACGGGATGGTGACAACAAGCTCCTCATCGAGGCGCTGAAGTACGTCGGGAACCAACTGGGGAAGACCACTTCGCGCATGGAGTTGTCCGGCCCTGCCGGCGGTCCACTCCAGATCCAGGCCGACTACAACGAGGAGCGCGTCATCACGATGACGCAGGAGCTGAAGCACTCGTTCGATGCCGGGGACGAGGACGAGGAAGCGTTGGGCTGGGTGTGATCGATGCATCCGACCCTGAAACGAGCCACGAAACTGCGGCACCTCCTCTGGAGCGGGAAGCCCGAGGAGCGCGAATCGGTTCGCCGGCTGTGTGAGGAGTCGCCGGTCTTCTTCTTCGAGTCCGCGATGTGGACCAGGCGGGTGAAGATCGTCGACGAGGATGGACGGGAGCGGCCGGCTAGGCACAGCGCCACCCCGATGATCCCGTGGCCGAAGCAGGCCAAGGCGCTCACCGAGATGGTCGACGCCGTCGAGCAGGGCCGGGACGTCCTGTTCGTCAAGTCCAGGGAGATGGGCGCGTCGTGGATGACTCTGGGATTGTGTGTGTGGGGGTGGCTGTTCCGGTCCTGGTCATCGCTGCTCTGCTCACGAACCGAGACCCTGGTGGACCGCAGTGGAGACGAGGATGCATTGTTCCAGCGTCTCGACTTCATCATGTCGCATCTGCCGCAGTCATGGCTGCCGGGGCCACGGGCCGAGTTCCTTCCGGGGGGATCTCGGCGCCGGCACATGATCATCGAGCATCCCGAGGGGCATTCGATTGCAGGCCAGGCGACTACACAACACATCGGTCGCGGTGGTCGACGAACCCTCGTGGTGTTCGATGAGGCCGCGGCCCAAGATCGACTAGAGAGCGCCTGGCGGTCATCCGCAGACACGACGTCCTGCCGGATCGCGGTCTCGACCCACCTGGCGGGATCGTACTTCACCCGCAAGTTGATCCCCGACGCTGAGATCAACGGGTCCTCGATCGTGAAGCTGACCTACGAGGACCACCCGCGCAAGGGCGCGAATGCCAAGCGGGAGCTGGACGTCGACGGTTCGGTGACCGGGGACCTGGGCCGGGAGTACACCTGGACGCCGTGGTTGGCGGAGCAGTTGAAGCGTCGAGACCTGATCGACGTCCGCGAGAACGTCCTGGCGCTGCCCACGACCTCCGCCTCGGCGTTCTTCCCGATGGCCGGCATTCAGCGACAGAAGGCCAGAGCGCACCCTTCACGGCGCTGTGAGGTGATCAAGGGGCAGCTCGTCGACCAGCCCTCGGGGCGCTGGTACGTCTTCAGGGAGCCGGACGAGGACGCTGTGCTGGTTGCCGGGGTCGACCCCTCCTACGGCACGGGTGCGGCCAACGGTGTGATCGCGGTGATGGACACCGCCGACCAGTCCCTGGTGGCGCTCTTCGTCTGCCCGCACACGCCGCCATACGACCTCGCCAGGGAGATCGTCCAGTCAGCCCGGACCTGGCTGCGCGGGAGCGCCGACCTGTTCGTGGCGTTCGAGGTGAACGGGCCGGGTGCCTCCCTGGTCCACGACTTCGAGCGACTGCACTTCAAGTCGCTGTACCGGCAGTCGACGCTGAACACCACCACCGAAAAGCGAACCAAGCGCGTCGGGTGGCTGTCGACCCGGCAGTCCAAGCGGATCCTGTTCGGTGACCTGGCCCGCGCCCTCCACGACGACACCATCGAGATCCCGTGCGAGGAGACGATCCAGGAGCTGGAGGACACCGTGATCTATCAGGATGGCGGGATCGGCCCGGCACGACTGGAGATTGACGAATCGAGCCAGGCGCGTGAGGCGCACGGGGACCGAGTCGTGGCCCTTGCCCTCGCGCTCCTGGCATCCAACAACGCCCCGAGGCAGGGCCGGCCTGAGGAGGAAGGGCTGCCCGACTGGAGCGTCGGCACCCTGATCGGGATCCCAGATGAGCTGCGATGAGGTGTCCAACGAGGAGCTGCTGCGCGAGGTGCAGGTGTGGTGCAGAACGAAGAAGGCCGGGCGGTTCAGGAACTGGGATATGGATGACTTCATCAACGAGACCTGGGTCGCTGCTCGATGCCTGGTCGACGACAAGTACGACCGAACCAAGGGGTCACTCAGCACGTTCATCCAGCGATTCCTGTGGGACGTCGTGTTCCGCATCTACTGCCGGCAGCACCAGATCCAGATCATCAGGCGACGATCGGATGACCAGGGCACCGCGTATCTCCCGCGTGAGTACCGGCCGATGTTCACGACCTCGCCCTTGGACCATGCCATCATCCAGGAAGACTGCTACGCCAGCAGCCACGAGGTGGATGGCATTGACATCGAGCGATATCCGGCGCTGACTGACCAGCAACACTCCATCATCCAGATGATCGGCCGGGGCATGAACCACGGGCAGATCGGGCACGCCTTGGACCGCACGGCGTCGTGGGTGTCGAACGAACTCAAGAAGATCAGGAACGTGATCACAAGCAACCAGTGAACGGTTGTGAACACATGAATCAGAACCACATTCAACTGACGTTTCACAAGCGATCAGTGAAGCCCACGACCTTGATCTCGTGGGGTACAACACACGGAGAATCCCATGTTCAACATGTCCGACGACAACCTGGTGGATGAACTTCAGAGCGCGGTCGCGTGGCGGCAGCGTCACCTGATCGAATTCGACGACATGGTCCGCCGCTACCACGGCAGCTCCTACATGGACGACGGGGGTCGCGGTTCGACGGGCGAGTACCCCGAGAACTATGCGTTCAGCTACCTGTCGCTGGTGCTGCCCCGGCTGGCTCACGATGTCCCGAGGATCCAGGTGGAGGCCACGGGCGAGAACGCAACCGACGACACCGCCAAGATGATCGAGATGGCGATGAACATCTGGTGCGCCAGGAGCCAGGTGCGTCGAACGATCGAGCGAATCGCGGTCGACATGCTGTTCTGCTGGGGTGCCGGCATGGTCACCCCGAAGCCTGTCGACGCGATGAGGCGGATCGAACCGGGTCACGGGGGCAAGCAGCCCCGCGTGTATCGGATCGCACCCGACCGATTCGTCATCGACCCGGCTGCCTCGGACCTGTCCGACGCCCGGTACGTCGGTCACCAGTACGTCTGCGACATCGATGACCTGGCCGCCTCGGCCAAGGACAACCGATACCTCGATGCCGAAGCGGTCGA